AGAACCAGCAACACCAACTGAAACAGCACCAGAATAATGGCAGGATTTGTAGATCAAAACACAGGAAGAGGTGGCGTATTCAATAGAATATACCAAACATTGACACGGGTTGGAAAACTCGGGATGGCATATGATGACATGGTCATTAACAACTCTCAAGCTATCGGAAGAGTAGAATCACAATTCTATAATCAGGAAGATACCGGATTTACCGACAATGAAGCATTCAGATGGACGGTTGGATATCAGGATATCAAGACAAGAAAGTATATTGCTTATTTCGATAAGGATTATGGAAGTAAGGTAGATTTTCTTAGAAAATTCTCACTTAACGGAGAGATAGAATTTATACTCGATACTATATGCGATGAAGCTATAGTTTCTGATGATAGAAATTTCATTGCATATCCAACGTTACAAGGTGTAGCCATGAAGGAAAAGGTGCTTAATTCGATTAGCGACAATTTCAAAAAAATATACATGCTTCTAGGGTTTCAGAATGGTATCACAGCATGGCAATATTTTAGACAATTTATGGTTGAAGGATTCCTTGCTTTTGAGATTGTTTATGACGATAAAGCTAAAAATATAGTTGGATTTAAAGAGCTAGATCCGACCTCATTAGAGCCACAAACCCAAAAGAATGCTGATGGGTCATTCCAGCAACACTGGGTTCAGTATCCTAATGATAACAATATGAGAAGAGTACTTACCAACGAGCAGGTTATCTACATATCCTATGCTAAAGGTAATACAATCTCCAGGGTTTCCTATGTTGAAAAATTAATACGCTCATATAATATTTTGCGTATAATGGAGAATACCAGAATTATCTGGAACGTAATGAATGCATCATACCGTTTGAAGTTCATTATCCCGGTTGGTAACCAATCCCCGCAAAAGGCTTTAAATACGCTTGGTCAATTAATGTCCAATTATAAAGAGGAAATCGAGATAGATGATAACTCAGGGGAAATGACAATCAATGGAAGACCTAAGATTCAGTTCTATAAGAATTATCTTTTCCCCGATAAGAATGGACAAACCCCACAGATTGATTCTTTGAATCCAAGTGGTCCTGATTTTAATGTAATGGAAAGCGTTACCTACTTCTATAATAGACTTAAGATGGATTCTAAAATACCTTATGCAAGATTTGCATTTAGAGGTGCACCAGCATCTAATTATAGCGTGGGTATAGATCAGTTAGAAAGAGACGAGATTAGATATGAAAAATTCCTATCTAGAAATAGAGCTACGTTTCAAGAAATAATGATGAAGCCCTTGTACATTCAGATGATATTGGATTACCCTGAATTGGCGAAGGATAGGCAGTTTAAATCTAATTTGGGTATAACTTTCAATAAGGAAAATCAATTCCAGGATTTTGTTAAATTAGCTAACCTCACCAAAAGGATTACCTTTATTAATGGTATGTCTGAATTGAAGCAGAAGGTTGGGGAGGAAGAGCAATCTTACTTCAGTAAGGATTTCTTGGTTAGAAGATACCTTGGTTTATCCCCGGACGAGTATAAGCAGAATAATGATTACCTCAAGGCCGAAAAGATAGTAGCTGAGGAAGAAGCTAAGAAGAAAGCAAAAGCTGAAAAAGCTGGAGAATCACCAGAATAGATTTAGTATTCTATCCTTTTTTCAAAACGCGTTAATTGATTATTTTTACATGATAAAAATATGAAACGCGAATTACAATTATTTCTCGACCTAGAATCTCTAACGGGAGAAGGATCAGTTAAAGGTAAGCAGATTCTTATTTCTGCTAATTGCAGTGAAAAGCTGGAGTACTTTCTGGATGTTTGCTACAATCCATTTGTTACAACTAAATTGAACAAGTTGGAATTTTCCGAAATCTCAGAAGAAAAAAATCTAGATTGGTCTGACCTTGTAGAACTTGTTGAAACCTTAAAATCAGCACCTGCAGCTAACGACTCTTTAAGAGAAAGAGCGGAGTCTTTCATTAATATGAAAATGGATGAGGATCCTGATACGGATAGACAGATCAGACAAATGCTTATGAAAGTCCTAACCAAAAGAATGAATATTGGTATAGGTGCTAAGACAATCAATAAAGCAATGGGAAAGGAACTAATCCCAGATCCTTCACTGATGTTGGCAACTGATAATGAGTCCGAAATCAGTGACTGGTCTGACATATACTGTGAAGAGAAGTACGACGGAGTTAGAGTTATTGCTCTAGTTAAAAATAGCGGTAACGACGTTACCTTTTTCACAAGAGCATTCAACGAGCTGGATCCAAAATGTCTTTCCAAGATATCTTCCGAGATTAAAAATGTTTTCGCTAATTCGGGTTTACTTGGCGAATGGTTTTTTGATGGCGAACTCACAGACTTAGACAGAAAATCGGTTTCTGGTAAGGTTAATCAGATATTGAAAGGTACTGCAAAGTCAGACATCGACAGTAGCTTTCTTTTTAATATCTTCGATCTAGAAGAAGCCGATACCTTAGTAAAGGGGAAGGGAACCATAACGTACTCAATTAGAAGAGACACACTGGAAGGTGTTTTATCTGAATGCGACGAAAATTCGTCTCTTAGACTTGGAACAATGTATAAGGTTACAACCAAAGAAGAGATATTGGCGATGTACAAAAGAATAGTAGATGAAGGCGGCGAGGGAGTGATAGTTAAAAATGATCATTTATACGAGTGCCGCAGGAGCAAAAATTGGGTTAAGATAAAAGAAGTTAATGAATGTGATCTTAAAATAACCGGCTGGTATCCTGGGGAAGGCAAAAGAGAGGGATTCATAGGTGGATTTATTTGTACCGATTATTCAGAAACATTGCATGTTAAAGTAGGATCGGGATTTACGGATCACGATCTTGCAGAGCTTAGCACTGATCCTGATTCATTAAAGGGCAGAATAATAGCAGTAAACTATAATGTTACCATCACGGATAAATTTGGTAATAGAAGTTTATTCTTGCCTAGATTTATCGAATTAAGACACGATAAGTCGGAAGCAGATGATATGAATATTCTTTTTAAATGAAATTAAACAGCTTTTTTATCCTATAATATAAGATATGGTTCAAGAATTATTAACAGAAAAATTAAGACCTAAAGAGTTAAGACACATGATCCTGCCTGAAAGGATTAGAAACCAATTTTCTTCAGGAGTGCAGCAGAATGTTTTGTTGACTGGATCACCGGGATGCGGCAAAACTTCTACCGCAAAAATCCTTTCTAAGGATCACCCCACAATGTTCATAAACGTATCTGATGAATCATCTGTTGATACGGTTAGAGACAAGATTAATGATTTCTGCATGATGGCTTCTATCATCGGAGGGAAAAATGCTATTAAGATAGTTGTGCTGGACGAGTTTGATGGTGCATCAGACCAATTCTATAAAGCACTTAGAGGCACCATAGAAAAATTTGCACACACAACAAGATTCATTGCAACTTGCAACTGGATAAATAAAGTCCCCGAAGCAATCCAATCCAGATTTGAAGTGATCAGTTTTGATCCTATCAATACACAGGAGGAAGAATACATGAAGGACGAATGGAAGAAAAGAATCAATCTCATTCTCAATAAACTTGGTATTTCTATTGATGAGCCAAGTTTAGAGGAATTTGCAAGACTATACTTCCCAGACTTAAGATCTGCACTTAATAAAATACAGAGTTTACAAATATCTGGAATAACGGTACTAGATCTTGAAAAAATTAAAGATTCCGGTTGGTCGTACATAGATCTTTACGAAATGCTAGCAACATCACACGATCCTGTTAAAAATTATCAATATGTTGTTGGCAACTTTTCAACGAAGGTTGATGATGTTATGAGCGCTATCGGAAGTGAATTTATAGATTGGCTAATTAAGAAACACCCAGATAAAGCTAAATTCGTACCTGCAATTATAGTTGAAACAGCAAACCACCAGGCGCAAAGGAGCCAGGTAATCGATCCTGTTGTAAGTCTTCTTTCACTTATTTTTAGCATCCAAAAATTATTCGTATAAAAATGCAATTACTACCAGTTACATTAACCAAAAACGGCTATTACTACAAGCAGATAAAAAAAGGAAACAAATCCGCTATCTACGAACAAACTTGCGATGAATCACCAAGCCCCATTTCATATGAGGTTTTTAGAATTAAGATCGATAAGGAAAAAGTAGTATTTGGCCAACTTTTACCCGAGAAAGAGATATTTCCAGGTAATGAGGATTTTGGTAAATGGGCTTGGACCTTTCACAATCTAGAGCAAGCATTGCTGAGATTTGAATTATTAGAGAATGAGGTTATCACGGACACTATAGAGGATGAGATATCCGTAGATCCTGATGAAGAGGAGGATATAGAGGATAATGGTTGATCACATAGTACTGGGGGTTGAATCTAGTATCAAAAGAATAATACTGGTAGGTAAGGGTGGATCTGGGAAAGATCATCTCAGGAAAATTTTGGAGAACGAGGGTCTAAATTATTGTGTCAGTCACACTACAAGACCAATAAGGGAAGGTGAACAGGAAGGAAAGGACTATTTCTTCGTTTCCGGACCCATTTTTTTGGGAATGATAGAAGATGGTTACCTATACGAAAATGTTATATTCAACACCTGGTATTATGGAATATCCAGGGAGCAATTTAAAAAAGGGGACCTTTTAATTATGACACCAAATGGTGTTTCCGCATTAACCAAGGGAGATAGAAAAAGCTCGGTTGTTATTTATATAGACATAGATGAGGATACCAGGAGACAAAGAATGTCTATTAGAAGAGATTCAGATCAGACCGAAAGAAGGTTAAAGGCGGATTTTTTAGATTTCGAAAACTTCACGGACTTTGATCTAAGGATTACAGACCCATCATTTACAATAGAGACTTTTTACTCTCTTTTAAAATCAAAATAAAATATGATAAACTTATTATTTGATTCAAATTATTTATTTCATAAAACGCTTGGAGTTTTCGCAGGGTACGGAAGCGTAGATCCATCTGAGATATTTTCGACCCTGGATGAAAGAGCAGCTTTTATTAGGAAAGTCAGTATGGACCTATGCGCATCTTTAAAATCTTTGCCATCTGGTGGAAAGGTAGTTATGTGTGTTGATAGCAGATCATGGAGAAAGGATATTGAGATAGTCGGAGGCGGCTATAAAAGTAACAGGGTCAAGGACGAAACCGTAGATTGGTCAATCTTTTACCAAATGATGACTTCTTTTGCTGAGCATCTCGAGAAAATTGGTTTTGTATTTTCTAAGGTAAATGGAGCGGAGGGAGATGATCTTCTTTATTTCTGGGCAAGACATTTCAACACAGCGGGAGAAAATTGTATAGTTGTTTCTGCAGATAAGGATCTACATCAGCTAGTTAAAAACACTAAGAATGGATCATGGACTGCAGTATGGAATAATAATTCTAAAAATAGCGTGTTGTATGTTCCCCAGCTATGGAAAGAACAGCTAGAAAGCAAGCAAGAGGTATCTATTTTTGATATGGGTAATTCATTAGATCCGTCTAAGGAAAAACTAAAAGAGTTTGCATCTAAAGTAAAGGTAGAAGAGATTTATTCACGTGTGGTGTCAATAGAAAAGATACTAAGCGGTGATAAGGGTGATGCTGTACCTTCTGTTTGGATAATAGAGAAGAATGGTAGGAATCACGGAATAACCCCGAAGAAGGTGGAAGCAGTACTTGAATATATTAGGGAATCTAAATGGAGCGGGGTAACAACTAGAGAACTTTTAGAGGATCCTGAATTTACACATTACCTAGCTGGATATCTTCTTAGACTAATCGGAGATATAGACAGCATGGATAATAGGAATAGGCTATTGGAAAACCTGGAAAGAAATAAGAAATTAGTTTGGCTTGATAAAACGGTTTATCCCCAAGACCTCGTGTATGATATACAAACCGATATTACCAGGGGAGATTCTTTACCTAGAAAAGCAATAATATCGGACAGAATAAAATTACTCGAGGGAACCGAATGGGTAACCGAAGGATATGTACCAAAGAAATTTGACCCTTTTGGATTATAATGGAATTATTTGATATAGTAAAATTAATTACGTCTAAAAATAATAATTGGTCTAAGGTTACCAATAATGAAAAATCTAGGAATTTTTTCATGATTAATAGGATCATGAGCATAAAATTCCCGATTTGGGCGAATCAGTTTAATAAGACAAAAATAAATCCTATACCGGTTGTTAATTGGTGGCATAATTCTCTTAGCAACAATTACATAAGAAACCCTGATTGGATTTTCACAAAAACCACAAAGAAAGAAAAAGCCTTAAAAGAAGCAGTTTACGAGGATGCTGAAAAATTTGTCAGAGAAAAGATGGCTATTTCTAAAAGAGAACTTAGTGAATTGAAACAATTTTACCCTGAGAAGTACAACAAATGGATCAAAAGTATTGATCAGCAAATTAAGGTTAGAACGTAGAAGGGATAAATATTAAGCTATGGCTCATAAGTACACGCATCTGGTAAACGGGGTTATTAAGAATCTGGATTGGGATTCTATATTGCTCGTACATAAATCATTTAATAAGGGGGTTGGCTGCGAAGCAACTATAATACCTGGGATTAAGCGTAAGCCATACTCAGAAGACCTAACTGTAAAAGATATAAAACAGGAACTGAAAGCAGTTCTTAATTTTGTTATTGAAAGAGGTAGTGGTGAATTAAACTATGGACTTTGGCTTATCAATTGGTATAATGCAGACGAGGAGGAGTTTATGGACATGGGCGATGATGAATTCGAAGATGATGAGAGAGATCAGGAAGAACACGATGAATTCAATGACGTTGAAACTTGGTTCCCGACAAAACTACAAGTTATACTAAGCCCGCAAAGAATTTCTATTCTGGATTATTCTAGCGAAAGATTTGAGGTTGATATGAATCCGAACTTTAAGAGTTTAGATATCATGCTGGAAGAAGCAATAGGTAACGAAGACTATGAATTAGCCAATAAATTGAAGGCTGTTATCTCACATAAATCTAAGGACAAAAATCACGACGCACATAAAGATAAATAGTATGTCGTGAAACTTAGATACATTAAAACAATTAACGAATTTTTTGACCCTGGTGTTTTTGGGGATTCCCCTGGATACGGCGGGGCAAATGGTGTTTTTAGGGTTAGCTATAAACCTTTTAAGGATCTATCCGTTTCGGTTGGACCTGATCCTAATGTTCCTAGAACTATACCCGGGTGCGAATATCAAGTTGGAGACATAGTAATTGGTCAGCCAATAGATAGCAAGAAAAAGGTAGGCGGAATGGTTGTAAAGATCGACAAAGCTGCCGATGGGAAATCGTATAGATATTTTGTTATGATTCAGTCCATAGGATCGGACGAAAAGAAAGTAATGGAACTTAATCCAGTGACAGTTGTTTTTGCAGATATGGGAGACCACGGACACAAAGAGATCATGAATAAGTATAGTGTAGCTAAATTACCAGGCGGCACATATAATTCAAATACTGTTTACAATGACGTTGAACTAGGCATTGAAAGAATTGCTCCTTAAGAAACTTTATAAACGATCATATCTTAAATGATATGATGAAACCTATTGTGACCCAAATACAGCCTAGGATTGGTTGGCTAAACACAGATACAGATTCTTCCGGCTGGAATATAGAAAATCCTTCCGATCTTTTGGAAAGACTCGAATACCAAATCTATAATTCGGTTTCTAATAATATCAAGATTGTTTCTTTAAATCTTAATATTCCTGAACTGGATTCATTGCTTGAGGATCTTTTGGATTCTAAGGATGCTTTAGTTAAGCACAGAATACAAACTATTACAAATCTTATAAGCTATCACCAAATTAGATTGGTTTTTTGTTTGTTAAAGGGATATATGCTTGTTCATAGCATAGAAGCAAAGAGAGAATCCTGTGTGGATATACTGAATTCGCTTGGGATATTAATGGATATATTTTCTCCGCAACAAGGTGATATCCTGATAAGAGTTGGTAGTGCTTATGGGAATAGAAAAAATTCAATATCTCTATTTAACTCGGAAATAAGCAAAGTGAATAAATCTGCACTGGATAGACTAGCTATTGTTAACGACGAGGAACCAAGCCTTTTCTCTGTTACTGATATTCTTGCTGGCATATTTTTCCAGAACAAAATACCGGTTAGTTTTAGAACCCTCTCCCAACTAGCACACAATGGTGGACTTTCCATGAGAGAAGCTTTTATGCTTTGCTACTCTACCTGGGGCGAGGGGAGAAAGCCAATATTCATACACGCAGAACCAACTGAATTTTTACACAGCAAATATAAATCACCAATAGCAACGGTAGACGTATTAAAGCATAGAATACCAAGCTATGGAGTTGAGTTTGATGCATTGATACAAACTTCCTCTGGTGTAGAAGCATGCATCGATTATTACAGCAACTGGAGATCTCTCCCTCCTATAGTTATCCCTAAGGAAGAAAAGTAGACAATTTTTTATCACGCTTTGTTTCTTTAATCTAGCGGGATATGCCAGAATTAGCCGAACTTAAGTTAACTGCAGACTTTATAAACTCTTCATGCAGGGGCAAATTATTT